AACTGGTGATGCTACTGTAACTAGATTGGCTCCAACGGATACAGTTGGTACTGCTGGTACATTCACGGATCTCAATGTAACCAGATTAACTCCCACTGATACTGTGGGTACTGCAGCTACATTTACCGATCTTGATGCAACTAGATTTACACCTACCGATACTGTTGGTACTGGTGCAACATTTACCACTCTTACTACAACATCTCTCAGTGCAACTGCTGGAAATCTTGATGTTCAAGCCACTGTAGTTGGTGTAGCGAATACTCTATATGCAAGAACAGGTATTATCACAGATCTTACTGTAGAAGATCGTTTAGCTGTTGGTGGTGGTGTCACTGTTAGTGCCGCATCTACATTCTCTGGGGATGTTACATTTTATGCTGGTATTCGAGACTTCGAAGGTGATATTGGTCTTCCTGGCCAAGTTCTTCAGTCTACTGGAAGTCAAGTTAATTGGGTAAACTTTGGTCAGGCTGGTGTAACGATTCAGGATGAAGGCAGCACTGTAGGAACCGCTGGAAGTGTTTCTATCATTAACTTTGATGGTGCTGGTGTAGTCGCTACTGCTAGTGGTATTGGTGCTACAATCACGATCGGTGCATTAGACACTGCTGCTGGTCTTGATGGTGAGGTTCAGTACAACAATGGTGGTTTCCTTGGTGGAGCCACTGGATTTGTTTATAATGACCTCAACCAAAGAATTGGTATTGGTAGTACAACACCAAACAGACAGTTAGCTGTTGGTGATGACATGACCGTTCATGGTGATGTCTATGCGGAAAGATTCTATGGTGCTACTGCTGCCCCAATAGATGCACTTGAAATGGCTAATAAAGCCTATGTTGATAGTGTTCAGGCAGGTATCGTTATTCGAGCGGCTGTTGCTGCTGGTTCAACTGAAGCTTTGTCTGGGGTATCTTATACTAATGGACTATCTGGTGTTGGTGCTAAGTTATTCAGTAATACTAATGGAGACATCAACGGTCAAATTGATGGTGTAACTGGTCTTACTGTACAAAGTCGTATTCTGATCAAAGACCAAGGTACGGGTGGTGTAGGAAACACAGCCCACAACGGTATCTACGAAGTCACAAGAGTTGGTTCTGGTTCAACTTCTTGGGAACTTCAAAGAACGACTGACTATGACGAGGTTGATGAAGTTGTTGCTGGTGCGTTCACATTCGTTCTGGAAGGTGTCATTAACGAAGGTAATGGTTTCGTTCAGTTGACAAAAGAACCAGTTGCGATTGGTACTTCTGCGATTGAATACACACAGTTTACCGCTCCTGGTCAGGTAAATGCTGGTGATGGTCTTGTCAAGACGGCAAATACGATTGATGTTGTTACTGTAGATCAGACTCGTATTCAAGTCAATCCAAATAGTATTGATCTTGCAACCACAAGTGCAAACTTAAGTTCTGTCTCTACTGGATCCACCGTATTTGTACAGGGAATAACATTTGACAGCTATGGTAGGATAACTGGAGTTGTAACAGAAAATCAGATAACACGGGCCACAACAACGACTCATGGTGTTGTAAGAATTGGTGATGGTCTGAATGTATCTGGTGGAGATGTTTCACTCACGTCATTCCCAGAATTTACCAATGTTAATGTAACTGGAATTACATCTTCGAGTGTTGGTATTATCACCAGTATTCAGGCCGAGTCTTTACAGGTAAGTGGTGTTTCTACCTTCAGTGATAAAGTCACTATCAATAGATCTACCACCAATTCTGCTTTAGATATTCAACTTAGTAGTACTCTAAAAGGAAGATTAACTCCACAAACATCAACATTCAGAGTATCTGCTAATGGTACTAATGACTTGCACCTTCAGTCTAATGATGCTGGTGGAACTAGTGGTGATGTAGTTATCTCAAGTGGTGGCGTATCTGGTGTTTATGTTGGTAGCACTGGAAAAATGGCAGTGTTTACTGGAGGTGGAACTGCTGAACTTTATTATCAGGATGCCAAGAAATTTGAAACCACTGGTTATGGTGTATCTGTAACTGGAACTATTGATACTGATGGTCTGATTGTTTCTGGTGTTTCTACATTCCAAGGAAATGTAAATCTTGGTGATAATGACAGGTTGAGACTTGGTGATAGTCAAGACTTACAGATTTATCATGACAGTAATAATAGTTATATTGAGGATGCTGGAAGTGGAAGATTAGAAATTGTAAGTAATGGAACTGCTATTGATTTAACAAAGGCAGGCGGAGAAAATTTAGCAAGATTCCTTACAGATGGCGCAGTAGAACTTTATTACGACAACTCTAAGAAATTTGAAACCACTGCCTACGGTGTTGATGTAACAGGAACGGCCACGGTTGATGGTATTATTAACTCTGGTATCTCTACCTTCCAAGGTGATGTATTACTTGGAGACAATGACACAATCAGAATTGGTGATGGAACCAACGGTGATCTGAGACTGTATCACGATGCAAGTAACAGTTATGTTGCTGATGCTGGCACTGGTTCTTTGATTGTTTCGAGTAATGAACTGCAAATCAAGAACGCAGCCCAATCATCAGACATGATTGTTGCCACCGAGGGTGCTGCAGTCAAACTTTATAATAATGGTACACAAAAGTTCCAGACTATTGGATTTGGTGTTACTGTAGATGGTACTACATTTACGGACTCTCTACAGGTTGGTGGTGCTACAACTATTGGTGCCACATTAGAACTTGATTCATACTTAAAAGATTTCTATGGTCAGGTTGGAGCTGCAACTTCAGTTCTGATTGGTGACGGCAGTGGTGTAAAGTGGGAATCTATTTCCATTGCTGCTCTTCAAGGTCCTTAGGGTGAGAAAGGACAAAAAGGTGAAGTTGGTGACAAGGGACAAAAGGGAGAGATTGGAGATAAGGGTGAGAAGGGTCAGAAGGGTGAGATTGGAGATAAGGGTCAAAAAGGTGAACTCGGACCCACAGGTCCCACAGGTCCTACGGGTCCAGACGGCCCAACTGGTCCCACTGGTCCTACAGGTCCTACAGGTCCAGTCGGCCCAACTGGTCCCACTGGTCCCACTGGCCCTAAGGGTCAGAAGGGTGAACAAGGTGCTCAAGGTCCTAAGGGTCAGAAGGGTGAAGTAGGTCAAAAAGGTCAAAAAGGTGATACAGGTGCCACAGGTCCTACAGGTCCCACTGGTCCTACAGGTCCAACTGGTCCCACGGGTCCTAAGGGCCAGAAGGGTGCGCCTGGTGCAACTGGTCCTACTGGTCCTACAGGCCCAACTGGTCCTACAGGTCCTACTGGTGCAAAAGGTTCTACTGGTCCTACAGGCCCAACTGGTCCCACAGGTCCTACAGGTCCACCAGGACCCAATAACACAAACGCAGTAACAATTACTGGTAGTGGTAATGATGTTCTGAACTTCTCTTCTAACACCTCTAATGACAACAGAGGTATGTCGTTCAACAACAGAACGGCTGTTACCGCTGACTATAATGATGGTTACTTAAGATTCAACAACCAGAACGAATTTGGTAATGGTATTTACACACCAGAAAGAATTCGTGCTGATACGGGTCTCTTCTGGAATAGTAGCCAATACATTAACAACTCTGGTGGTAACTATGGTAGTGGTTCTGTCTTTGGTGGTGGTTCTGGTGGATGGGAAGGTATCTCTGTAGAAAACAGAGCTCTACTCATGTATGCCAATGGTGCTACAGGTGGTGTTTATAATGATGTTAATAACCATTGGATGTACTATGCTGAACAAAATTCTTATGCTTACGTTTATTGGGCTGGAAATTGGAGGTTTAGAGCTCAATCCGATGGACCTTATGTCAATGGAACTCTGACTGCTGCTTCTGACCGTAGACTGAAGAAGAACATTAAACCTCTTGAAGATTCTCTTTCTAAGGTTATGAAGATGAAGGGTGTCTCCTTTGAATGGAGAGATCCAGAAAAAGAAGCCGGTGGTGAAAAGATTGGATTCATTGCACAGGAAATGTTAGAGGTTGAACCAAGAGTTGTAACACTCAATGGTGCTGGCCCAGACACTACTATAGACTACTATGGTATATCTTATGAAAACTTGACTGCTCACTTAGTAGAGGCAATGAAGGAACAAAATGTCATCATAAATAATTTGAAAGAACGCATCGAAAAACTGGAGAACCAGAATGGCACTGAGTAAAGATTATGAAATTCCAGGCACAGGTGTTACTGTGCCTGATGCGTATTTTGTATTGAGTGATGTTCGCATCGAGAAAAGACTTCATGATTTTCCATATCCAGGCATGGATCTTACTGATGAGGAGAGGGTTGCCAAAGGTGATCCTCTTGTAAACTTCAAAGCTGGGAGAATTGCTTGGATTACTCTCGATGTTTATGCTTCTGAGCAAGCCAGAACTGATGGAATGAAAACAGTTGGTCAGTTGGGTAAAGATAACGCCAAATTGTTTAGATGTTTTATTGAAGATGGTGATGTTTCTCAACAGATTTACGACTATCTCAAAACCACAGAATACTTTAGTGACGCAGTAGACGCATAATGCATTTTATTCGTGAATACTATATCTCAGATCCTTCGATCTGTGATACGGTTTTTGATGCCTTAAAAAAATTAAAGTCCAATGGGTATGGTGGCCCTGGAGTTACATATGTGTCTGAAAATGGTGGGGATATGTACGAACCCACTCTCAGTGAATTAACAGACATTAAAGAAAGTTGGGATATAGTTCTTTCTGACTTTGCTGAGATGTATCCAGACGGACCTAGTGAATTGCGTTTGGATGAATTGTCTAAAGAGTTGAATGAGGTTATAATACCTCAGTATTTTGATGACATTGAATTACTTTTCAAGGGTCAAATATTTCCACTTAAACCGCCACATTTTCAACTTTATGAACCTGGTGGTGGATATAAGGTTTGGCATAGTGATTCTCAAGGTCAACAGATTCATAGAATGTTTGTGTTTATCATGTATCTAAATGATGTTCCTGATGGTGGAACAGAGTTTAAATATCAAAATTATACATGTGAGGCTAAGAAGGGAAAAGTTGTATTTTTTCCTGCAAATTTTTGTTATGTACATAGAAGTCAAATATCATATACATCGGAAAAGGCCATTATGACTGGTTGGCTTGATACTGATCTTGTTAGTATATTAAGGGGTGACTTTGAGTGAATGGTGAGTGGGCTATTTGGAAAAACGCCTTCAGTAAAGAAGAGTGTGAAGACTACGTTGAACGTGGAAAAGATATTTTACAAACAGAGGGATACTTAGGATCTCAAGGTGAATATCAAAACAAGGAAACACGTCGTAGTAAGGTAAAGTGGATACATGATGATTTGTATTCTGATTTATTCACTAAAATGTGGAAGTTGACTCGCAAGGTCAATCCAGAGTTTTTTGGATTTCATATTGATGATCTTCGATATATGCAACTCACGGAGTATGATGAGAGTTATAAAGGAGAATATAAAGTTCATCATGATGTCTTTTGGATGGAACCCATACACCGTAAGTTGTCCGTAGTTTTACAACTGACGGACCCAACTACATATACTGGAGGAGATTTGGGCCTTCAAGTTCAGGGGGAATCTCCGAAGGATTACAAAGATCAGGGAACTGTAATTTGGTTTCCTTCATGGACTCCACACTGGGTTACTCCAGTCACAAAAGGTAGAAGAAACAGTATTGTTTGTTGGTTTGAGGGGCCTCACTGGAAATGAAGACATTCGTTATTTCACTTACAAAGAGACAAGAACGACTCATACAGTTCGATAATAAGAATTACAAGAAAATTGAGTACAACAATTTTGCTGCTATAGATGGGTCAGAATTAGACCGTGGAATGCTTGCACAAAATGGATGGAATACTAATAAAGATTGGATAGATCCGATTCATAAAACACACATCACTTCTGGTGAGGTTGGATGTTTTCTGTCCCACTATATGTTGTGGAAGAAATGCATTGACTTGAATGAACCTCTGTTAATTCTAGAGGATGATGCAGTAATATCCGATAAGTTTTCTCAAGAAAAACTAGAACAGTTACTAGAGAGTTATAATTTAGTTTATCTTGGTTGGTTGGAGATGGATGAGTCTCAACCAATCAATGAAGAATTGGTTATACCAAAGTATCCATATTGGACTCTTGCATATGCAATAACACCAGAGGCTGCAAAGATTCTTATAAAAGAAAATCCACAAAAAAATATAATTCCAGTGGATGAGTATTTGCCTTTGATGATGAAATCTCTCAATCCTTGCGGATTTAAAGAGAACGTTGTTACTCCTATTGGTAGAGATGTATTTCCATCTGATGTAGATCCTGTAGACAGGTATGCATATTTCCTGGACTTTAGAACTCATGCAATCACAGTTGGTGATGATGACTTAAAATGTTGGAGACTTCATGATTCTTCGAAGGAACATAAGTTTGGTGTAAAGAACATTGGTAAAGGAGTCAAATGGAATGGATCAGATATGTCTGGTCCAGGCGGTGGCCAAAAAGTAAATATACTTCGCAGTTATCTGGAAAAATTGCCAGATTCTGATGTGGTGTTATTTGCAGATGGATATGATACATTTGCTGCGTCAGATTTGGAGGAAATTACACGGAGATACCTAGAATTTAAGTGTAAGGTTCTATTTGCTGCGGAACAATATCTTTGGCCTGATAAAACACTAGAGTTTCCAGAGTGTGATACCCCATACAGATATTTGAACAGTGGATTGTTCATTGGCCGTGTAGATGAGTTAAAGAAAATACTTGCAGAACCTATCAATGATGCTGATGATGATCAACTTTATTATCAAAAACGATTCCTTTCTGGTCAGTTTGACATAAAACTTGACCATGAATGTTATGTGTTCCAATGTAATGATATTTCTGTTGGAGTCACTCCAGCTTTACAGCTTACAAATCCAATCACTTCTTGTTGTCCCTGTCTTTATCATGGGAATGGTGATGAAAATGCAAAAAGAAAACTGGATGAGTTATACCAAAGACTATATTTTACTGACTGGGGTGCTCCCATTGAGGAAGTTTCTTTTGCCGAACCACCCGAACCCAAAGAACACAAGATTGGTTATATTCAGGTAAAAAGATATGAGATGATTAACGATGACATGTTACTCATTGATTATATGAGCCCATCAATGTGCGAAGACATGATTCGCATAGCCGATGAACATGGTGGTTGGGGTAGTCTTTCCTACGATAAGTTTCCTGCTCAAGAGATTAGACTTAAGGAGTTGAAATTATGGGATGAAATGGTGAATCATTGGAAAGAAGTAGTCAATCCAATTATTGAACATCATTGGAGACCAATGGAAATGTATGGTATGCGTGATGCTTTTGTCATGAGATACTCTCTTGATACACAAAAGGAACTGGGGTTACATACTGATGCCTCACTTGTCACTGGTTCTGTGAAACTTAATGATGACTATGAAGGTGCAGAGTTAATCTTCCCGAGACAAAATATCAGTAACAAAAATTTGCCAATCGGAAAGTGTATTCTGTTCCCTGGAGCTGTGACTCATGGTCATGCCTGTACTGAGTTAAAATCTGGAGTAAAATATAGTTTGACTATGTGGTCCTCTCGTTACGAAGGGGATCTGGTCTGAAAGGGGCCTTGACAGACGGAACCCACCTAGATATATTAGGCCAGTCTTTCACTCCCGACCGATGACTCAACTCATGCAGAAACGTCGTTTCCGTGTTGTTCTGGATCTTGAAATCCTGGATGATAGCCATCCCGAAGAGTTCAACTGGGAAAATATGATTGACATTGGTCCTGGTGAGAGTGTCAACTTGGTCAAGGTCGAGGAAGAGGACGACAATCTTTGGTAAATAGTTCGACACATTAAAAACTGTCACAATGGGGATCTTCATGGTCCCCATTCTATTACACTGGCCAAGTTGAGAGAGACAAATGAAACTCACACTTCAAGAGACTGACGCACTCATCACTGCTCTACAGTTGATGAACATTCGAGACCAAAACAATCAAGAAAGGGTAATGAATGTAAAGTATGCAGACATTGTTAAAAAACTTGAAGACTATCGTTTTCAAATGACTGCTTTCTGATGAAACTTCTCTTTGTTATTTCTGGAGTTTGGTTTCTACACTGGTTGACTGAGATTCCACTCAAACTAATGCAAATAGGTGGTGTGACAGCCACCTATCCGTCCTGGGGGCCCTTGTGAGGGGGCCCCTTTTCGTGTATATTGGCCATATTGAGACGGAGACCTGATGCAACTGCGACCCCACCAGCAAGATGCTCTGGACGCCATGCTGGTCAATGAGAAGGGTCAGATCATCATCCCTACTGGTGGTGGTAAGACTCCTACCATGATCTATGACATCATCGAGAATCAGAAATATATTGACAACGGTTGGACTATTGTTGTAGTCGCTCCCCGTATTCTTCTTGCAGAACAACTCTGCAAAGAGTTTCTTGAGGAGATCGATCCTATTGATAATCATGTGCATGTGATGCACGTTCACAGTGGTGAGACTCATCACTACAGTACCACCAATCCTGAGAAGATTCACGTCTTCAACAACACTGCCCGTGCATTTGGTGAGAACGTCATCATCTTCACCACCTATCATTCTCTGAATCGTATTCAACAGGCTGACATTGATGTAGATACCATTTACTTTGATGAGGCCCACAATAGTGTGTCCCGTCAATTCTTTCCTGCGACTGAGTATTTCAGTCACGAAGCTGGTCGTTGTTTCTTCTTCACTGCAACTCCCAAACACTCTGCAACCATCTCTAAGCCTGGGATGAATGATTCCTATGTTTATGGTCAGGTGATCTGTAACGTTCCTGCACCTAAGTTGGTTGAGGAAGGTTACATTCTGCCTCCTAAGGTTGTGGTCAAGAATCTTCCCACTCATGAGTTTCAGTTGTCTGATTCTCAGAATCTTCTGGAGACCATTGATGAGAACAGTGTTGGTAAGATCCTGATTGCTGCTCGTTCGACCAAACAGATTGTCCGTCTGATGAGTCAGTCTGACTTTGCAATTCAACTTGCAGAACGTGGTTATTCTTGCATGTATATCACATCCAAGACTGGTGCAATCATCGATGGTAAGAAGGTCAACCGTGAAGTATTCTTCGAGACTCTCAATGCATGGGGTCTCGATCCTGAGAAGAAGTTTGTTGTGATTCACCACTCTATTCTGTCTGAGGGTATCAACGTCAAGGGTCTTGAGGCCGTGTTGTTTATGCGTAACATGGACTACATTGGTATCTCTCAGTCTATCGGTCGTGTGATTCGTTTGGGTGGTGAGTCTAAGACTTTCGGTCTTGTTTGCATCCCTGTCTACGATCGTGTGGGTATTTCTACCTCTCGCAAAGTGCAGGCCGTGGTTGACACAGTGTTTCAACAAGGAAATCCCGCTATTAGTGTTGTCAAAAAATAATTTTTCTGATACAATACCACTACTTTTGAACCAATCATGACTCACACTCTCTGCGTTGATCACGAAGAAGCAACGATTGATTTCAATCTGCTTCTGGAACATCCTGAGTTTTGGGAACATACTCAAGATGCACTTTCTGACAATGGGAGTGAAACTCTGACGTATTATGTCAGCAATTCGTATGGTTATACGAATCTTGCTGATGGAACTCAGATATTTGAAGTGGGACATTCTTCAGAAGAGATGCAATTTATTCAAGACATCTTCTTGACTCTGGATCCCCTGATTGATCTGGACTTTAGTATTGCATCTTCTATCAAAGATTCTGACTTTGATATTCATTGCGTTGATGAATCTTCTAGTTGGTTCCCTGGTGTAGTTGGTCAGGTTGTACCTCAGGAAGTTGGTAAGACCTCCTGGTGGGATATTCTTTGGAAGGATACTGAAGGTACAAATGCCGTGGGTGAATTTGATGGAAATACTATAGTCCATGAGATCGGACATGCTCTAGGTTTGTCTCACCCTGGTGAAGATCCTACTAATCCAGAGTGGTCAACTGATGACACGGTTATGTCATACAATGAAGGTGCAGATGGTTGGGCACAGTTCTTCACTGCTGCAGATATTCAAGCACTACAATACCTCTGGGGTG